GCTCCCAAGGCCGAAGAGCGAGACGAGGAAGAGGAAGCTGACGAAGACGTGAACTTCTGATGAAGCGCTCATGGGTCACTAAGAAGAACCATGGGCTTAAGGTGAAGCAAAAGCTGCGTAGTGGTCTAGAAGAGAAGATTGCTGCGCAGATTGAAGCTGCAGGGGTGGAGTATGAGTATGAGACGCTGAAACTTGCTTACTCGATACCACATACATACATTCCGGACTTCAAACTTTCTAACGGAATAATCGTGGAAGGAAAGGGTCTCTTTGACTCTGCTGATCGCACCAAGCATTTAGCTATCAAGAAAGCCTACCCCGAGTTAGACGTGCGCTTCGTCTTCTCCCGCTCCTCTTCCCCCTTATACAAAGGCTCTAAGACAACCTACGGCGATTGGTGTACGAAACACGACATCAAGTTCGCTGACAAGCTGATCCCTGTCGAGTGGTTTGACGAATGAAAGTGTGTTCGCGCTGCAAGACAGCAAAGCCAGTCACTGAATACTACAAACGTTCCCTCAGTTCTGACGGACTATCCCCGCACTGCAAAGGGTGCCACAAAGGGGTTAGCCGAAAGTCACATCTGAAGCTGACGTATGGGCTAACTGTTGAGCAGTTCGAGTCAATGCTATCCACCCAAGGCAACCGATGTCTCATCTGCTCTGACCGATTTAAAGAGCAGCGAGGCATGGGACCAAAGGCTGCATGCGTGGATCATTGTCACACGACAGGGAAGGTTCGCGGGCTACTCTGCGATCAGTGCAATAAAGGCTTAGGGAATTTCAGAGATAACCCCGCGTTCCTATTGGACGCTATCCAATACTTAACGAGAACACAACATGACACAGACTCAAGTTCTGCTTAAGCACCTCCGCAAGGCAGGCAGTATCACCCAACGGGAAGCGATTATGGATCACTCGATTCAGTCCCTTACTCGACGCGTTACGGACCTTCGCCTCGCTGGCTACAACATCACTGGTGATTGGAAAGAACACCCGGTAACTGGTCAGCGTTACATGCGTTACACCTTGGGTACCCCGGAGATCCTCTGATGATCGTCAAGGTCAAGCACACGAAGAACGGCAACGTGAAGATCACGATGAGCCTCGAGCAGGCCCAGTACCTACGAAGTGGTCTCCTTAAGGCTGCTTATGGCACTGGCTTCCCCCCTGTCTGTCCGATGGCTCAAGAGGTCTTCCTGCATATCGATGATCAGCTTGAGGCGGCTGGCATCAACTTCTGAACACACAAGAGAGAGAAAACATGAAAGTAGCTGACATTGAGGTCAAGCTTTTGGATTCCATGGGCACGGACCTTAGTGTCGCTAACGTGGCACGGGTTTCCTTCGACAAGCAACACGATGAGTTGACCGATGGTGACGTGAAGCTCATCAACTACCTTGCTACCCATGACCACTGGTCACCTTTCGCCCACTGCTTTGCATCCTTCCGGATCAAGGCACCGCTGTTCGTAGCTCGGCAACTCGTTAAACATCAGGTTGGCCTTAGTTGGAATGAGGTGAGCCGTAGGTACGTGGATAGTGAGCCTGAGTTCTATATGCCCAAGGAACTCCGAGGACGCGCTGAGAACGTCAAGCAAGGCTCAGGCGGCGCTCTAGATCCCAAGCACAACGCCAGTTTCATTTGCTGGATCGAAGGGACCACGAGTAACGCACTGGAGACCTGTGAAGAACTTCTGGCCCGTGGTGTAGCCCCCGAGATGGCCCGTATGGTCCTCCCGCTGAACACGATGACCGAATGGATCTGGTCAGGTTCCCTCATGGCCTTCGCTCGTGTCTGTCGTCAACGTCTCGATCCCCACGCTCAGTACGAGTGCCGTCTGGTTGCTGAACAACTGGATGAACGGCTTCGTTGGGCTTTCCCTGAATCAATGGCTGCACTTCTGGATAACTGATATGCGCAAAGCAAAACTGCTGGTCGACTTCAGTGAGGTCGATGGTCCCGCGTGGTCCCTTGGGGCAACCGTGGAAGTCCTCGGGTACATCGAGGGACTCCTTGGGACCTTCTACGAAGTAGAGGGTTCCGATGGGATCCGTGGCTACGTGTATCCCCGTGAAATCGAAATGATCGAGATGGATTGAGATGGAACGCGAAGAGTCCTCACTGATTCGCAAGGGACCGTGCGACGAGTGCGGATCTAGCGATGCAAATGCCCTGTACTCAGATGGCCATACGACCTGTTACTCGTGCGGTCACTATGAACGCGGGGATGGAACTGTACCTACAAGAGGAAGAAAGAAAGTGGCTGCAAATCTGGACGAGTACTCCAATGCCGAAGTTCAAGGCATCCCTCCGCGTCTGATCAGTGAGGAAACCTGCCGCCAATTCGGTGTTCGTATCGGCCAGTACGCAGGTAAGAAGGTCCACATGTACCCGTACATCAAAGACGGCGAAGTGGTGGCCTGTAAGGTCCGTGATGCCAACAAGGAATTCTCCTTCATTGGTGACGCGGCGAAGCCCCCTATGTTCGGTCAGAACCTGTGGGACAAGGGTAAGAAGATCGTCGTCACCGAAGGCGAGATCGACTGCTTGACCGTATCACAGCTACAGGGTGGCAAGTGGCCAGTGGTGTCCGTTCCTAACGGTGCCAAGAGTGCCAAGAAGGACATGGCGAGGCAGATGGAGTTCTTCGAGAAGTTCGAAGAGATCGTCATCATGTTCGACATGGACGGACCCGGGCGGGAAGCAGCGAAAGCGGTGGCAGAACTGTTCCCCCCGGGCAAGGCTAAGATCGCCTCCCTTCCCCTGAAGGACCCCAATGAGTGCCTTAAGGCCAACAAGGGCCAAGAGGTCATCCAGGCCATATGGAACGCGAAGGCGTATAGGCCCGATGGGATCGTAGGTATCTCTGACCTTTACGATGAACTGGACCGTGAGATCGAGAAGGGTCTCCCGTGGTTCCTCCCGAAGTTGACCGAGTTGACCCATGGTCGCCGTTGGGGTGAGGTCTACGGTTGGGGTGCTGGTACTGGCATTGGAAAGACAGATGTCTTCACACAGCAGATTGCTTTCGATGTGACCGAGTTGAACCAGAAGGTCGGACTGATCTTCTTGGAGCAACAGCCTAAGGAAACCGCAGCACGCGTAGCTGGCAAGGTGAAGGGCAAGAGGTTCCATGTTCCCGATGCCAATTGGACCCGTGAGGAACGCCTCGGGGCCGTTAAGGAACTCGAGGGCAAGGTGTTCTTATACGATAGCTTTGGGGAGACCGCATGGGACGTTGTGGCAGCCAAGATCCGATACATGGCACACGCCGAGGAAGTCCGCATCTTCTATGTGGATCACCTGACAGCCATGGCGGATACCGCAGATGAGCGTGGTTCCCTCGAGCAAATCATGAAAGAGATGGCAGGGTTGGCTCAGGAGCTACGAGTCATCATTCATTTCATTTCGCACCTTAGCACTCCTGAGGGGAAATCCCACGAAGAAGGAGGTCATGTGTCCATCAAGCACTTCAAGGGCGCACGGGCAATCGGCTTCTGGAGCTTCTTTATGTTCGGACTCGAGCGAAATCAACAGGCTGAGGATGAAGAGGAACGCAGCACGACAACCCTTCGAGTACTGAAGGACCGCTATACGGGCCAAGCTACCGGCGCCCTGATTCGCCTTGGGTACGACAGGATCACTGGTCGGCTCTATGACAAGCAAAGTGACTTCACGCCTGAGGCTGACCCTGAGGCTTACACCTTTTAAAGAGAGAGAAATGATTAACGAACACGATATTGCGGACTTCCAAGACATTCCCGAGGAAGAGAACACGTCCCTACTGGCTGAGTTCCATTCGTCCACTTGCAACGGACCAGCACAGACGAAGATCGAGAAAGGTTACTTCAATGAGGCAGCCCTGTGTATCACGCAGGACAACCTTGGCTCCCGGTCCTTCGAGAACGACGAGGACATGGTGGTCCTTGACCGTCTCGCGCAGCACACGCTGTACATCATCCTGAAGGCTCGCTTCGAGGACCTCGCGGACCCTACCTAAGGAATCACATGGAATTCATTGCATACCCCAAGACCCCGCGACTGAAGCGCGACATCGTCATCACCGAGAAGATCGACGGCACGAACGCACAGATCGTTATCACCAAGACAACCATCGAAGACTTCGGTTCCTCGGACGTGACCGCACTGCAGCCGCTGGAGATAGCGCAAGGCTGTCTGACGCTGCGCGTCGGTTCCCGCAATCGCTGGATCACCCCGAACGCCAACGGCAAGCAGACGGACAACTTCGGCTTCGCACAGTGGTGCTTCGAGAACCAAGAAGAACTCTTCAAGCTCGGCGAAGGCCAGCACTTCGGTGAATGGTACGGCGCTGGTATCCAAAGCACCTACGGCCTCGATCACAAGCGCTTTGCCCTGTTCAACACGGCTCGTTGGGGGGCACACAACCCGAACACCCCTGCGTGCGTCGAAACGGTTCCTGTGCTCCTACAAGGCTCCATGGCAGATGTCGATGACGCCCTGCTCAGTCTCAAGGTACTCGGCTCGAAGGCTGTCCCCGGCTTCATGAAACCCGAGGGAATCATCGTGTACCACACGGCCTCGAAGCAGAACTTCAAGGTGCTGCTGGAAAACGACGATCAACCTAAGGGGCTGTAATGGATCTCCTTCAACTCATCGCCATCCTGCTTGGGTGCCTCGGGATCGTGGCGGCCTTCGTGGGCCTCATCCATTACTACGCTGACCTGCTGGACAAGGCCTTCAACGTCGACGAATACCTCGAAGACCCTGACATCAAGTAAGGAGCCTTATGGCTAATCCGTATGACGTCTCCCCTCGGGAAGCTTGGTTGGAGACGCAGTACAAGAGACTGAACGCTGAAGTGACATACATGAGGCAGATGAACGCCTCTCCTTCGTACTCACTCACCGAAGCTCCCGACACCCTCTTCATCCATCCCGCCCATCACACCCTTCAACTTGCCGCTTCCTGCCACATGGCGCGGGAGAACTACAGGATGCACGTCTATGCCCGCTCGAATGTACAGGAGTTCGGGGAAACATCCATCAAGTACTTCGTGAACGATATGGACGTTATGGACGCACGACACGCAGCTTCCGTAATGGAGGACATGCATAAACGGCTGGTGTTCGACATCGGTCGTCACCTTTGGGACCCTAAAAAATAAAGGAACTGTATGCGCGTGCTGGTCGCTTGTGAGTATAGCGGCGCAGTGCGGGATGCTTTTAGGGCCTTAGGCCACGAAGCCATGAGTTGTGACCTTCTGCCTACCGAGGTCGAAGGCCCTCACTATCAAGGGGATGTCAAAGACATTATCAATGATGGATGGGACCTCATGGTCGCTCACCCGCCCTGCACCTACCTGACTGTAGCTGGCGTTCGCTGGCTGTATCACCCGGAAGACAAACACCTTCCGACCTCTGAACGAAGACCCCACCCTAGCTACCCAAATCGTCGCAAGGACCAAGAGGAAGGCCTCGAGTTCGTTCAGTACCTCATGGATGCTCCGGTCCCCAAGATCGCCATTGAGAACCCCATCAGCATCATCTCCAGCCGTATCCGTAAGCCTGACCAGGTGATCCAGCCGTGGATGTTCGGGCATGGGGAAACCAAGGCTACCTGCCTGTGGCTCAAGGGTCTTCCGAAGTTGGTCCCTACGAACATTGTGGAAGGCCGCGAGGCTCGGGTTCACATGATGCCTCCAGGCCCTGATCGCTGGAAGGAACGCTCCCGGACATTCGCGGGAATCGCAAACGCTATCGCCTCTCAGTGGGGTAAATAAAGGAACTGTATGCGGACTACCCTGTTCGATTTGGAGACCAATGGACTCCTGCAAGACGTAACGAAAATCCATTGCATCTCCGTGAAAGACCTCGAGACAGGGGAATGCTTCCGCTATGGGCCTGAGAACGTACACCTTGGTGTGTACTATCTTCAAGAGATGGCGGACCAAGGGATCCTTGCTGGTCACAACATCATCTCGTATGACATCCCTGTGATCCAGAAGTTGTACCCAAGGTTCACCGTGGATCGCACGAAGGTTGTCGACACGTTGGTCAAGTCCCGCCTGTTCTTCCCTGACCTGAGCACCCGCGATGGGGGCCATGTGAAGGCCAAGGTTCTCCCGAGTTCCCTTGTGGGTTCCCATAAGCTAGAGGCTTGGGGGTATCGCTTGGGACTCCAGAAAGGTGAGTACGCCACTGACTTCAAGGAACGCTGGATCGAGATGAATGTCGGGGAGGCTCTTGAGGAACACCTGTGCTCCCTGACGCCCAAGGCCATCGAGAAGCTCGACCAGTCTGCATGGATCACCACTTGGGGAAAGCAGAGCTACCCTGAGGGCCTTGAGTGGCTCGAGTACTCCGAGTCTATGGGTGACTACTGTGACCTCGACGTTGAAGTCACTGAGGCCCTGTACAAGCATTTGGAGACCATTGAGTACTCTCAGGAAGCTGTGGACCTGGAGCACGCTGTCCGCTGGTACTGCTCGATGATGGAGCGTAGCGGCTGGCCCTTCGATGTCCAGGCTGCTGCCAAGCTGTACGCGACCCTTGCTGTAGAGCGTGATGCTATCCGTCAGTTGATGATGGAAACCTTCCCGCCCCTCGTGGAAGAACGGTTCTCCCTGAAGACTGGTAAGCGCCTGAAGGACAAGATCACCGAGTTCAATCCCGGTAGTCGTGACCAGATCGCCCATCGTCTGAAGGTGAAGTACGGATGGGTACCCACGGCCTTTACACCCGCAGGGAAACCTCAGGTAGACGAAACGGTCCTTGAGAAGCTGGATTATCCCGAGGCTCAGGTCCTCGCTCAGTACTTCCTATTGGAGAAACGAATTGGGCAGCTTGCGGAAGGTGACAAGGCTTGGCTCAAACTTGAGCACAAAGGCCATATCCATCACTCCATCAATACAAACGGTGCAGTTACAGGCCGCTGCACTCACTCGTGGCCCAACATTGCCCAAGTACCTTCTGTGTCCGCTTTGTGGGGCAAAGAGTGCCGAGCGCTTTACGGTGTGCGCCCTGGATTCAAGCAAGTGGGAGTGGATCTATCCGGGATCGAACTGCGTTGCCTTGCGCACTACATGGCTCACTGGGACGACGGAGAGTACGGACGAGTCATCCTCAACGGAGACATCCACACCGTAAATCAACAGGCCGCTGGTCTCCCTACTCGTGATAACGCGAAGACGTTTATTTATGGGTGGCTCTATGGTGCTGGTGACGCGAAGATCGGCTCCATCGTTGGTGCTGGTGCAAAGCGGGGCAAGGAGCTGAAAGAGTCCTTCCTAGAGAAGCTCCCTGCCCTTGGGAAGCTTAAGAAAGCTGTCGACAAAGCAGCAGACCGTGGGTACCTCATCGGTCTCGATGGTCGTCGCGTTCCTGTTCGTCATAAGCACGCAGCCTTGAACACCCTGCTCCAAGGTGCGGGTGCTGTCATTGCGAAGCGTTGGCTACTGGAGGTCTGCATGGAAGCGGAGGCCCGTGGCTACAAGTACGGGTGGGATGGTGACTGGACCTTGATGGGCTTCATACATGATGAGCTTGCGATTGGTGCCCGCGAGGGTCTCGAGGATGAGATCGGAAAGATGGCCGTCGAGTGTGCAAAGCGGACAGGCGAGTACTTTAAGTTTAAGTGCGCGGTTGATGCTGAGTACAAGACTGGTTCAAATTGGTCGGAGACTCATTGAGATGGGACGACCTGCAATTGCAATTCGCTTCGTGGAACTGGATGGAGGCTGTCTGGTTCCCCTCAACATCCGAATGAACCAAGACGGGTACTTCAGGAAGCGCTGGTCCGGTGAGGCTGAAATGTTTCACCGGTTCATCTGGCGTGCCCGCAAGGGACCAATCCCTGAAGGCTTCGAAATCAATCACCTGTGTGGTAATCGCGCGTGCCAGAACGTGGAGCACCTTGAGTGTATCGACGGCACTGAGCATGCGGTGAAGACCAACCTAGAGCGCTACGCCCACATCAATGCAGAGGCCCGGAAGTATTGGGAAGAGACAGGCTGCAATGGTGCAACGCTCGCTCGCATCTACGGCCATGTGGCGTACCTCTGGATCCGTAAGTGGAAAGCCCATGGTTGAAGAAGTACTCATGAAAGCCTGGACGGACCCTCCGTTCGTCAAGGGCAACTTTGCTCGACAACATGCTCACGAGGTCGCTGCGGCGGCTTCGTTGGGCCTAATTACAACCGAGGTAACCCAAGGGACCTTTGGAGTCCAATGGCTTATCACACGAGAAGGCTTGGCGGTACTGAATGGCTAGGAAACCTAAGGCACCCGATGTATCCGTAACCCCGTACCTCTATGGGGACGTGCTCTACATGAGCGTGGATGTGGATGACGTGGAGTACGAGTTTGAGGTGAAGCTGGAGGCCTTGTTCAAGGTGACCGCAGAGACCGTCGATCCGTATGACCTCGAGCAAGAACAAGAAGCACTGACGCTGATCTTCGCCCTTGAAGATGGCACACGACAAATCAATGATGCCCTCGGGGCTGATGAACAGGAGTTTGAAGATGAGCAACAACACTGAGTTTCAAGTTGGGGATCGCGTTGAGTTCGTTGAGAACTACTCGAGCAGTCTCGCAAAGCGTGGAGATCAAGGCACGGTGGCCTGGGCAGATGATGAATTTGTCTCCGTTGATATGGACAACGGCGCAAGCGTGACCTGCTACGCCTGCCGAGTGAAGCACGTAGAGGCAACCCCGGTACCCAAGGAATTCCGATTCTTCCGCCGTAGTGACGCAGCGATTTCCACGGCCCCTTTTGCAACCTTCGAGGATGCCTTGGCTGGCTGGCGTGCTGTAGCTATGGGTGGTGACGAAGTAGAGATCATCGAGATCGTGAGCCATGGGTCGTACAAGGCTGTCCTGAAGATCGAGGAAGCCTAATGCTCCTCCTGATAGACGCCGACATCCCTGCGTATCGTGCGACTACGGTATGCGAACAGGAGATCGAGTGGGAGGATGACGTTTGGTCGGTCTATACGGACCTGGGGGAAGCCAAGGAACTCTTCAAGAAGTACCTGAAGAAGTTCCAAGATGACACGGGCTACGAAGACTTCAAACTGTGTTTCTCCTCCCGCACCAACTTCCGCAAGGTCCTGAACCCTAACTACAAGAGCAACCGTAAGTCCCGCAAGCCTGTGGGCTACGGTGCCCTTAAAGAGTGGGCGCAGGCTACCTATCCGTCCTTCGAGAAACCCGGGATTGAAGCTGACGACTGCCTTGGCATCTTGGCTACCAAGTTCCCGGGCAAGACTGTCATTGTCACTCTCGACAAGGACCTCAAGACCATTGCAGGCCGTATGTGGCACCTGTCTCCGGACCTTAGCGGTAAGTGGGTCACCTCGACCGAAGAAGATGGCAACCGCCAGTTCCTCAAGCAAGCCTTGATGGGCGACTCGGTTGACGGCTTTGCAGGATGTCCGGGTATGGGCCCTGTAGGCGCTACGAAGCTCTTGGAAAAGAATGGGTACAAATGGGAAACCGTGCGCCAAGCGTACCTCAAGGCTGGTCTCACTGAAGAGGACGCCATTATGAATGCCCGCATGGCTTACATCCTTCGTGTCGAGAACTGGGACGAAGAGAAACAAGAGGTTCGCCTTTGGACACCCCCTGCATAACTCACGAAGGAACACTAGATAAGGATGGGTACGGCTTTAAGTACCACGAAGGGCGTACCCGCCGCGCCAATCGAGTTGCCTACTGTATCGCTAACAACCTTTCCCACAAGGACATCAAAGGTTTGTTGGTCCGCCACAAGTGTGACAACCCCGCGTGCGTGAACCCTCTCCACCTTGAGCTAGGAACGGCTGCCGATAACAATGCAGACCGGGATAGTCGGGGCCGCGCATCCGTAGGTGAGCACCGCCCTGCCTCCAAGTTGACCGAGGCGGCTGTGTTAGCCATGCGTGCTGAGTACATCCCTCGTTCCAAAGAACACGGCTCCCGAGCACTAGCGAAGAAGTATGGAGTACACCAAGCGCAGGTGAGCAACGTCATCAATCGAAAGACATGGAAACACATATGAATAGCCCCGCCATGGGCCACCCGTACGGCCCGATGCCTGCGGTCCTTCACCCCGAAGACCTGAAGGCCTACCAGGATATCTACAACCTCCCGTACAAAGCGGACCCGGTTGTCATCGAAGGAACCAAGCACGACCAAGGCAAGGCCCGTATGTCCCTCTTGGATACCTCGTGGCTCCTCGGGGTCGCTGAGGTCCTTACGTTCGGTGAGAAGAAGTACGCAGCCAACAACTGGCGCAAGGGTATCTCTGTGTCCCGCCTGATGGATGCTGCAGCACGTCACCAAGCAGCCTTCAATGACGGTGAGGACCTGGACCCTGAGTCTGGCAAGGGCCATCTGTATCACGCGTCCTGCTGCCTGATGTTCGCAAGCTGGATGATCAAGAACCGTCCTGACCTCGATGACCGATACAAATCTTCATCCAAAGGCTAGGACCTATCGCTGCTGGTGGTGTTCCCGGGTGATTCCCCTCGGGACCCAGTGCTGCAATCCCAAAGACAAACACTTTGTAAAGAGAGAGATGAAATGAACGGATTCAATCTATACCAGGAAGACGCTATGTCGTTCCGCCTTCCTTCGGCAACCACGGAATACGCCCTCTTGGGCCTCCCTGCTGAAGTGGGCGAAGTGTGTGGCTACATCGCGAAGAGTATCCGCGACGATTACCCGCTGGATCCCAAGGTAATCAAGAAGGAACTTGGTGACATCCTGTGGTTCGTTGCGGCTATCGCTGCAGATGCTGGTCTGAGCCTGGGTTCCATCGCTGAGGGGAACATTGAGAAGCTGCAGAGTCGTAGTGCCCGTGGGGTTATCTCAGGGTCCGGCGACGACCGCTAATGTTCCAGACCGCCTACCTATGGTGGTCCCTTCCCTTCTGGTTCTGTGTCCCCTCGCCTACCTATGTCGACTACTGGCAGATGGCGTGTGATCACCATAACCAAGGGAACATCATCCCTAACTTTGCAGGCTGCTAATGAAAGACAACGAAATCAAGACACACCTGCTGGTTGAGGTGGAGACCCTGGAAGAACTTAAAGAGAACGCACTGTTCCTTGAGTGCCTCCGTATGGCTGGTGTCGACAACTGGGATGGCTACAGTTACGCCCACGGACTCTACCGTGAAGCTACCAAACAAGGGAACCTTCAGTGAAACTCCGAGGCGACCACAACCAATGCCCTCAGTGCCACGAGTACTTCAACAGTACCGCAGCCTTCCAGAAGCACCGCGTGGGTGAGTATGGGGTCCCTCATGATCCCCGTAGGTGCCTGAAGGTCTCCGAGATGGTGACCAAAGGGATGGCAAAGAACTCCGAGGGCTGGTGGGTTACCAGTCTTCGCAACCCAGTGCAGGAGGAAGTGTGAGTAACGGTTCATCCAAGAACGACATCACCATGGATACCCTGAGAACCCGAGGTCCCTCGAAGGAGTATGACGAGGGATACGCGAGGATCTTTGGTACGAAGGCCCCGCAAGCCGAGTGCGCACCGCCACCAAAGCAAGAGGCATTAGGCGAACCGTTCCAAACCGTGTTGGATGAGAATCGGTGGAATCTCTACGCTGAAGAGAAACCTAAAGGAATGAAAGGCTGCGGTAAATGTGACGACGACCCTGCTGAGTGCGCTTGGCATCAACAGTGTCAAGCCGAGTGCGCACCGCGTGAGGCGCAGCCGATCTATCTGGTAAGCAGCGAAGGTCGGTTTTGGCAGATTGTGAGTGAGCCGGTTTGGGTCAACTGGCAGGCCGATTATCGCAACGTGCTCTACACCGCCGCGCGTGAGGTGCAGCCGGTGAATATCGAGAAGGAAGACGACTCAGAAATCGCGTGCATTTCGTGTGGATTGACTCTAGGCGAATCTCGTCTGATCACGTCGCACGCCGAGCGCAAAGGACGCGGCTATATCACGAAGGATGCAGTCGAGCGAGCGAAGCGCGTTATGGCGGCGGTTGACACATACCACGAGCGGCCGGACGGCGGAAATCGTCACGCATTGCGCAGCATATTGATGGACGAATTCGAAGAGCTTCTCGCAGCCCCTACGCCTGAGTGCGCACCGCGTGAGGCGCAGCCGGTGGGGCCGAGAACAACGCTCAACTATGACGGCACTTTTGATACCACGTGCGCTCATTGCGGTGGAAACGGATGCTTTGCTTGTCTTAAAAGCGCAGCCCCTACGCCTGAGCGTGCGGACGCCGAAAAGGATGCGGCACTGCCTGACTGGCGAATCGCAGACGGATGGCATAACACGTTCAGCACGAGCAACCCCTACTGTCCGTGCGACCTGAAGTCATTCACCAAGGCGGTGCGATGGGCGGAACGCGCAATCCTAGCCACTAACAAGAAGTAAGTATTACCCCTACCCTCACAAGGTGGGGGTTTTTTCGTCACAATACTTGCACAAACCTACATAACGCATTATTATCCTACCTATACCAACGCACCACCGAACGGGAGACCAGCATGAAAGCCCCTACGACCCTCAAGGAACTCCTGCAGATCGCCAAGAAGCCCCTGT